AGAGGTTAACTCTGTTTCGTTTAATTCTCTAAGTACACTATTTGTTAGTGTTAGGTAAGTTGTTGCCATTTTGTAATAACTCTATTATTTTATTAAGTTTTTGTTCTTGATTGTTAATTCTGTTTTCTAAAAAATTTAATTTTGCCTCAGCGTTACCTTGTCTACTTTCAAAAATCATACCTGTACTTGCATTTGTTTTTTTAGTTAAGTTATGAATTGTCATTATATCTCCATTAAGTTCTGAGGGAATTATACTAAGGGGGATATTACTCCCCCTTAATAGTATTATTTATTATACTGCTGTGTCGTGTTGAGCATCTGTATTTCTATCAGTGTTTGCATCTAACGTAGATACATCACATAGAATAGCGAATACTCTCACTTTACCAGCTGCTGCTGCTGCACTTAAGACTGTAATGTCTATAGTTCCAGCTACTTTAAAGACAGGTCTTGCTGTTGTAGTCATAACTGAATAACCCACTTCTTTTGCATCACCATCAACAAAATTGTCAACGTCTGTTGCAGGGTTTCCAGATATTTGCGTCATACCCAAGTCTAGTGTAACACTGTTTGAAAATTGAGTTAAAATTTCCATACTAGCATGAAGAACCATAGTATTAGCAGGAACGTCAATACATCTAAGTATATCGTTTGTTGCTGCTCCTGAATCTCCATTAATTTGTGCTACATCAATAGTATTTTCTACCAAGTAAGGTATTCTGCCATTAGCAGGATGTCCAGTAGTACCACCAGCACCCGTTACATTATAGTTTGCCATAGTTTTTTATCCTCCTAGGATTAACCTATTGTTATAACGCCTCTTTGGACTGCTTCACTTCTAAGGATTTTTCTTCCAAATACGTGTAGTCCTCTGACAACGTCAGCGAATGAATCAGGGTCTCTGATTAATTCTGTTTTTGCGATATGATTTACAGTCGCCACTCCTGACATGTGTCCGTATACGAATGCATACTCATTAGATCCAGCAGATCCAAAAGTATGAGATGCTACACTTCCACCTGATACAGCAATTGCGTTTGATGAATACATATTAAAACCAAATAATGGTCTGTCTGTGACTTTACCATTTCTGATTTGTGATGTACCACCATCGTTCATTACTGATTGGTCAGATAGTTTTCCGCCTGCTTTTCTTAATTGTTCAAAGAATTCAGGTGGAGCAACTAGCCATCTATTTTCTTCTGGCACATCATTTTTGTCCAAGTTTCTTTTCAGTGTTGATACTAAATTTGCTAAAGTATCTACAGCTGCGTCACCATCGATTGGTGAACCGTCAGTTCCTGAACCAGTACCATCACTAGCATTGTCGTATATAAACTTCAATACATTGTAATCGTAGTTTTTCTTTAATGAATATGCACCTGAAGAGGTTGCAAGAGCTTCAAAGTTTACATGAGATTGTCTTTCTTCAATATCATCTACTTTAAAAGCAAAGTAAGAACCTTGATCGACAGTCATAGTTATTTGATCATCAGCTAATAATTGTGTATCAACTGTTTGACCTCTAGCATAATCTTTGACCGTGATTGTCGGCTCTTTTATTATTTTTACCGTATCGCCAAAATTTTCAATTTCTCCAGCGTAATCAGTGTTAGTAATATCCTCTACCACTGATGCTCTTCTGAAGAATTTTTGAACTTTCTGACTAAATATTTGCGGAGTAAAATTACCTTGTGCAAGGTTTTGGTATCCCGCAGAGTTTGTAAAAGCCATATGCTTCTCCTATTGTTTAGTTAGATTGTTATCGTTGTTCAATCCTACCTTCTAAACGTGCAAGGTCAATGTCTTTTTCATGCTTCTCAAATTCATGAGTTTTCAATCTAGAAATCTCACTAGTTGTCCAAACTTTCTTTTTAGGAATATCGGACTCAGTACTTTTTCTTGTTTTAGAAATTGCTCTAGCAGCTTCTTTTTTAACATCCTTCTCTTCTCTTTTAGTTAATTTACTATCACCATTGTCCATTTTAAATAGATCAATAGCTCTAGCAGCTAACTTAGCGTTAGATGTATTTTCATACAGCCAACCTTGAATAGTAGGATCTTGATTAGCAGCCCAATTATGAAATTCTTCTTTTTGTCGAATCTCATTAAAATCAGGGTGTAATTTTAAAAGTTCTACTTCGGCTTTTTCTTTTGCAATTTGTTCTTGCTGGAGTTGAAGGTTTTTATATTTATCTTCAATTTCTGCAGTTCGAGTAGTTGCTTTGTTCATAGCTATAGTTTCCACCATATCATAAACATCAGGGTACTCTTTTCTCCATGCCTCTAATTCATCTTTTGATTTAGGTGGCACAAATTGATTAGTACTGGATTCTAATTGAGAACGCAAAGATACAACTTCATCCTTGTGTTTATTAATTGTAGAATCATAGTGTTTTTTAAGATCGTCATAACGTTTCTTAAAAACACGATCTTCAGCTTTTGCAGGGCGTTCAGCGATAGGAGTAGCCTGTGTTTCTGATTTTTCTGCAGTCTCTTCAGATGCATTGGTGTCCTTCTGTTCGGTTGCTGCTTCTGCTTCCTTTTCTCTTTGTTCCCTATGAAACTTTGTTAACTCACCTTTAGCAAAAGCCTCTGTTTCAGCATCGTCAATATTCTTGGCTTTGCTATAAGGATTTGCTTCTGGCATTTTAACTTTAGTTTCTTCAGAAACTTTTTTTTCTTCTTCCATTATTTTTACCTCTTAGGTTAAGTGCCTTATGGATAAGGGTAGCTTAAAACTTATAAAGTTTGTGGGCTAGTCATTATACCTTGACTAGGTGGCACGTTGTTGTTTTTTCCATCTTTTTGAACCATCTGTTTAAAACTTGACATAGATCCAAATCTCTCAATAATAATACTTCGAGGGATACTAACGGTGTTTTCACCTATTCCAAATTGTGGAAATATATCCTGTCCAAATACTTTACTAAGAACATTTTTAAAAGATGGTGTTAAATGAATGTTTAAGATTCGCTTATCATCATCTTTCAAATTCTCTAAATTAACTTTTGGTTGATCTACTCTTTGTGGAGTAGCTTTTTGTTCTACAGCTTTTTCTGTAGGCATTTTTAATGGTTTAAGAGCAGCAGGTTTTTTATTCATTATACCTGTTGTTGTAAACGCTGTTTGTCGTGTTAGGGGCTGTCCTTTATAATCTACTGCCATAATTATCTCCTAAAATGGTGTTCCTGGTGTATCATCAGAAAAATCTGATGCATCCATAGTTCCTGTACTACTATCATTATCTTGATAGTTATCTCCTACTTGTACCCCTTGATTTACAGGTGTTGAAGTAAAGTTAGTTTCTTCATCTTCTGCATCAAATACTGTACCAGATCTAACATCTAAATATCCTTTTTCATCTCTGTAATTAGGTCCACCTCTGTAATCATTGTATACATCATAATCTTGATATTCATTATATTGTCTATCTAAATCTTTCATGTAATCTTGATACTCTTGACTTGCATATGCATTATTCATTAACTTAGTTATTTGTCTATCAGAATAATTTTCAACAATTTTAGCACCTGTTCCTAATATTGTATTAAATGGATTACTAATTCCTAACCCTAATAAATTTGACGCATTATTAATATCTCCTGCTATTGCACTTCTTGTTGCGTATTTTTCATAATCAATTGCAGATTGCTTTCCTGTAAACTGTGCTAATCTAGACATCTTATCTTTATCCATTGCAGTTAATCTATCTCTATTTCTTGGATCACCACTAAATGTATTTGGGTCAGAATCATTTTCAGCAATATAAGTTTTTAAAATTTGTAATTGTGATTCTTCATTAAAAGGTTCTTCTGTTCCAGTAAAAGTATAATTAGTTGAAACAGTTCTTGTTGGTTCATAAGCACCAATACTAAAATTACTTTTAATAACAGGTGTTGAACCTTGTATAGTATTTTTAACTAGTGATGGATTACCATCAGCATCATAGCTTAAAGAATACTGTATTGCCATTAATTACCCTCTTTATGACGTTTATTTGCCGTTGGTAGACTTAGTATCTGGCGAAGCAAAACCAGCTTCCCCTGGCATCGGTATATTGCCGATTCCGATATTGCCACCTCCATTTCCTGTTGGATCTGAGACTGAAGCTCCAGGAGGTACTTTTCCAACTGTCGCCATAGGGTCTTGTTCTCCAGCAGGGGCTGTATTATTTTGATTTCCATTTGCCATCCCCATTATTTGTGCATAGATAGCTGCTTTTTCTGGATCATTTATTAATTGATCAGGATCGATATCTAATGCTTTTGCTATTTCTTTTAAACATGTATGCCATTTAACAAACGGTGCTAACGCTGGGTTAGATGCTGTTTGCATAAATGTCATTAATCTTTGTGATCTAACTTCTTTCTGCATTAATGATGATGTACCTCTTGCTTTAATTTCAAGGTCACCTTTAATGTGTGGCATATCTGCATTGAATTGCATATTCCAATGAAAAAAACTATCACCTAGGGGTTTAATTAAATAGTCATCAATATTTTTAATAACTGTTTTAATACTTAATGCTGCAGCACCCATTAGCATGGACATACCAGCCGCAGTTCTTGTAGTTGATTGTACTCCTGTTGTACCATGTGAATATGATGGTATACCAGTAGCTTCATCTGCTAATTGTCTAAATCTATCAAACATCATCATATTTTCCTGTGTACTATTAGGAAATTTAATTGCATTGATAGATGTTCCTGGTTGACCACTTTGTCTTCTAAATATTTTACCAGGAAAAATTTTCATATCTTGACCAGGTACCAATTGTGTTTCATCAACATCAAATACTAAATTACCTGATAGAGCTAAATTATCAATAGCCATTCTTGCATGACCATTCATAATTTGTTGTGAGTCTTCCATATTTTCTGGAACTCCAACACCAAAAAATTGATAAGGATTTAATTCATATGGACATACCATGAAAGGTATTCGTGTAGGTGTAAATGGATTTTCTACCATTCTTAAAACTTTACTACCACATATCCAAACATTTGCACTAATTACTTCTTTATCACTTTCAATTCCACATTCATAAGCTAAATCTTTATCAACTATACCCCAATATTCTAAAACTTCAAATCTATTTTTATAAATATTTTCTACAGTTTCTCTATCATATAAAGAAGATTCATAACCTCTTACTTGATAGTTAGGTCCTTCTTCTAAACAATGATCTATTGCTTGATCATCAAAGAAAGGCATCTTTCTTAAATCTGAAAATTGTTGTTTGTTTAAAGAATGTCTTTGAATAACATAATCACAATCATTAATGTTTGTAGCATTTGGGTCTGAATAAAAATTCCAACATGATACTGCCTCTATCTTTGGAACTGTTTTAATTTTTTTCATGTAAATTGATTTATCATCTTGCTCTTCAAAAGAATGATACTCATGATCAAAACTAAATGGACCTTTTAAAATTCCTGTTCCTAATAAACACATTTCAAAAAATACATGTCTCATAGTTGTTATTGCTTCAGATTCTTCTAACTGATCATGTATTAATTTTTCTAAATTTTTTGCACCAATACCTGCTGGTTCTATCTGAGGTTCTCCAGCATTTGCAGGACCTTCATCAAAACCTAAATTGCTATATTCTTGTGCTAAATTTTTCATTAGCATATCTGCAGTTGCACCTGGTGGTATTTCTCTACCATCACCTTTAAATCCATATGGATCTGGTGCTTGCTGCGGTGCTTGTTGTTGTTGTTGTTGCTTTAAATGTGCATACTCAGATATATCTTCTGGAACTGGGGTGGGTGCTATACCTAATGGAAATTTACCACCTGAAAATAAAACTTCAATAATTTGACCAAACGCAGCTAATACTTTAGTCTTTGTTATTTTAACAAACACTTTAGACTTTTCATTTGAACGAAAAGCCATTTCAGGACCATATAATCCTCTGTAGTTTCTATAAGCCTTTAACCATCTCTTTTCATCGTAGAGTCTTGAGTTTTCAGCTTGATAAAATTTTTGTCTTACATGACCTACAATAGGAGATGACTCACTGATTTGATCAGCTTTGTTTTTATCTTCTTCCATTTATACTAGTAGTCTCTTTCTTCAGCCATTCTAAAAATTGCTGGATCTACTTTTGATTTTGATTTACCTTTCTTATCATTACCATCACCAGATATAGCTCCTTGATTCACTTT